TTAGGTGGGGGGCTGCTTCGGTGGCCCCTTTCCTTTTTTATTGGAGATTATAATGCCTCAAATTGGTTCAAATTCAAATCCTATGATGATGAGACAAACTATTGCTGGTAAAGGCAGTAGAATCCGTAAAGGAACTAATTACGCACGTTACAAAGATAACTTTGATAAAATTTTTAATAAAGACTCTGATCCTGAATGCGCTACAGAGTTTGAAGGCGCTAGAGCAATTAGTAAAACTTTTTCAATGGAGCAAGACTAATGATGTACGGTAAGGATAAAAAGAAAGGCATGATGTACGGCAGTATGGTACGTGAAGGTAAGATGGGCGGTGGACGCTCTATGTACGGTAATGGTGGTTATGCTTCTGTGCAGGATATGGAAAAAATGTGCAACAACAAAGCACCACGGAATTCAATGAAATGAAAGTAGCTGCTCCTAAAGGTTACCACTGGATGAAGTCTGGAAAGACTTTTAAGCTTATGAAAGATCCTAAAGACGGTTATAAGCCCCATAAGGGTGCAAGTAAATCAGCAACCTTTGAGGTTCAAAAGGCGCACAAATAATGGCAACATATCTAGATTTATCAAATGAACTCCTGCGGGAGATGAATGAGGTAGAGCTTACAAGTTCTAGCTTTGCTTCTGCTGTGGGTATTCAACAACACGTAAAAGATTCTATTAATCGTGCGTATCTAGATATTGTTAATGAAGAACCTCAGTGGCCTTTCCTTGCTGCTAACCTAAGCGGTGAAACAGATCCTATGTACGGTAATGTGTATGTAGAAACTGTAGCAGGACAACGCTGGTATAACTTAAAACCTACTAGCTCTTCTTTGACCACTGACTATGGCTACATAGATTGGGATAACTTTTATTTAACTACTGTAGGTGTATCTGGTGAAGCTGCTCCTTATACTGCGCGTAACTTACGTTTTACTACGACAGAAGCTTGGAAAGACTATAGACGTATTCCAGAAAACTTAGATGATGCAGATACTCAACAGTACGGCGTACCTGATCGTGTAATCAAAAGTCCTGATAACCGTAAGTTTGGTCTTAGCTCTATACCAGATAAAGTATATCGTATTTGGTTTTATGCTTATGTATTACCTACAGAGCTTTCAGCTTTTGGCGATGAAACAGTATTTCCAAATACTTACAAGCCTGTATTACTTAACAGGGCTAGATATTATATTTATCAGTTTAAAGAAAGCCCACAGTTTTCTGCATTTGCTCTTGAAGACTACAAGCGTGGCTTACGTTTGATGAAACTTAATCTAATGAATCCTAATCCCGGTGAGTTTAAAGATGACCGTATGAGGTTTGTATAATGTCTCAGCCGTTTGGTTTATCAGCTAAAGGTGGTTTATATACTAGCCTTAACCAGCTTGAAATGCTGGGACAGCCGGGTATTGCTTCTAAGCTTACAAACTTTGAAGTAGATACTGATGGTGGTTATCGTCGTATTAATGGCTTTAATCTTTTTGGAGGAGCTTCATCAGTACGTCCTAATGGTTCTGCTAAAGTACTAGGCATTAGAGGTTATGCTGATGGTGTAATAGTTTGTTCAGATACTGGAATCTTTTTTAGTCAGGATGGTACATCTTGGATTTCTATATCTAAGCAAAGTGTACACAGTAGTGGAGATAACTACGCAACCTTTACAGGCCGTACAGATCTAGCGCGTACTAACCAATCACAAATAAGTTTTTCATTATTTGAAGGCTTGTCAGACTACGGTGAGATACTTATATGTGATGGGGCTAATAAGCCTTATTTTTTTAGAATGGAAGGTACTGGTGCTTTAAATACCCGTACTTTCTTTGCAGGTGAAGTAACTGTAGATGGAACACTTGCTCCGGCAGTAGGCACTATCCATGACAAACACTTTGTAGTTGCTGGTGCAGGTTCAGCATCTAATACAATCTACTATAGCCATACGAATGATCCTGATAATTTTTCAGGAACTGGAGCAGGTTCTATCGTACTTGAAGACCAAGTAGTAGGTTTGGCTAGTTTCCGTAGTGACCTTATTATCTTTTGTAAGAATAGTATTTTTAAACTTCTTAACATTAATGATTCTTCTAGTATTGTGATACAGCCTATTACAAAAAACGTAGGCTGCATGGATTTCCAAAGCATTCAAGAAATTGCAGGTGACTTGTTATTCTTGAGTCCTGACGGTCTTAGAACCGTTGCAGGTACAGTACGAATTGGTGACGTTGAATTAGGAACTGTAAGTAGACCTATTCAGCCTACGATTAAAAGTATTGCAGCTAACATTGACAACTTAGATATAACCAGTGCTGTTCTTAGAAGTAAATCACAATATAGATTATTTTATAATAATAACGGTACTGCTAATGCTGCTTCAAAAGGGATTATAGCTACGTTAACTAATGAAGGTTTTCAGTATTCAGAAACTTTAGGAATTAAAGCTACAGCATTGACATCAGATTTAGATGTTGATGGTATTGAACAAACGTGGCATGGAGATACCGATGGTTATATTTATAATCATGATAGTGGTAACTCTTTTGACTACGGCGGTACTGCTTCAAATGTAACAGCAGCTTATCAAACACCTAACTTAGACTTTGGTGATGTAGGTACTAAAAAGACTATGCGTTATGTACGCATTTCTATGAGTCCTGAAGGATCAGTACAGCCTACATTGCGTGTGCGTTATGACTATGAAGATCCTCTTATCGCACAACCTTTAGATTATGTATTAGATAGTATTCCTTTACCTAGTATTTTTGGATCAGGCATATTGGGAACCAATGTATTTGGAGCCTCTTCAGATCCTTTGATACGTCAAACCGTACAGGGCAGTGGACATACTGTAAGTTTTATTGTAACAAGTTCAGATCAACAATCGCCATATACAGTGAATGGTCTTTATATAGACTACACTCCATCAGGAAGGAGATAATAGATGGCTCAGAGCTATACCAGACAAAGTACATTCGCTGATGGAGATACTATCTCAGCATCGTTGTTTAATAACGAGTACAACCAATTAGTAAACTCTTTTGCTTACTCATCTACTAGTGCAGTAAACACAGGCCATAGACACGATGGTTCTGCTGGACAAGGTGGTAATATTTTTAAAATTGGTGATCTTGATTTTCTTAACAAGATCGAAGTAGATGGAACTAACAACCGTCTAGGTTTTTATGTAGAAGTTTCTAGTGCTGCTGTAGAGCAGATCCGTATTCAAGATGGTGCTATTGTACCTGTTACGGATAATGATATAGATCTAGGTACATCTTCTTTAGAGTTTAAAGATCTTTATATTGACGGTACTGCAAATCTTGACAGCCTTGTGCTAGGTAGTGGCTCTACAGTTACTGCTATTCTTGATGAAGATGATCTTAGTTCTGATAGTGCTACATCATTAGCTACGCAGCAATCTATCAAAGCTTACGTAGATGCACAGGTAACTGCTCAAGACTTTGACTTTAGTGCAGACTCTGGAGGTTCTTTAAGCATTGATCTAGATAGTGAGGCTATGACCTTTACAGGCGGTACAGGTATTGATACGTCTGGTTCAGGCAATGCAGTAACTTTTGCGATTGATAGTACTGTAACAACTCTTACGGGTTCTCAAACTCTTACTAACAAGACTCTTACTGCTCCTACTCTTACAGGTACAGCAGTAGTAGCTTCTTTAGATATTTCAGGTGATGTCGATGTTGATGGCACATTAGAAACTGATGCTCTGTCTATTAATGGTACTACAGTAACTAGCACAGCAGCAGAACTAAATATCTTAGATGGTGTCACAAGTACTGCCGCTGAGTTGAATATACTTGATGGTGTAACAGCCACTACTGCTGAACTTAACATCTTAGACGGTGTTACAGCTACTACAGCAGAACTAAATATTATGGATGGCGTAACATCTACAGCAGCGGAACTAAACATCTTAGATGGTAAAGCGTTCCTTGATGAAGATGATATGTCTTCTGATAGTGCTACAGGTATTGCTTCTCAGCAATCTATTAAAGCTTATGTAGACGCACAGATCACTGCTGAAGATTTAGACTTCCAAGCAGACTCAGGTGGTGCTCTAAGTATTGACTTAGATTCAGAAACTTTTACATTTACTGGTGGTACTGGTATTGACACAAGCGGCTCTGGTAACGCTGTAACCTTTGCTATTGACAGCACTGTAGCTACGCTTACAGGTACGCAAACGCTAACCAATAAGACGCTTACGTCACCTACGCTTAACACACCTACTATTGGTACTTCGTTTACCATCGGCTCTGCTACTATTACTGAAGCAGAATTAGAGATTTTAGACGGTGCTACAGTAACTACTGCTGAATTAAACATACTTGATGGAGTAACTTCTACAGCAGCAGAACTAAACATTCTTGATGGTGTAACGTCTACCGCCGCTGAACTTAATATTCTAGATGGTGTGACAAGTACTGCTGCTGAACTAAATATTTTAGACGGTGTTACTTCTACTGCTGCTGAACTAAACTTACTTGATGGTTCTACAGCAAATACTGTTGTAAATAGTAAAGCTGTTGTGTATGGATCTGGTGGAGAACTAGCAGGGACTTTATCCACAGCAGCACAAACTAATGTTACAAGTGTTGGTACACTTAGCAGCCTTACAGTCTCTGGTGATGTCACTGTAGATACAAACACGCTAAAGGTAGACTCTAGTAACAATCGTGTAGGTATTAACCAAGCGTCACCTACAGTCTCTCTTGACTTAGGTTCTAACACTGATGCACTTCTTGTACCCGTAGGTACTACAGCACAACGTCCTAGTGGTGCAGCAGGACAGTTCCGATATAACAGTACTCTTGGACGCTTTGAAGGCCATAACGGTACTGAGTTCGCTGAGATTGGTGGTGGCGGTGGAACCAATACTTTTACTCGTAATAGTTTTTCAGGTGATGGCTCTACCACTGCATTTACACTGTCACAGTCTATTGATGATGAAAATGACCTGATCGTATTTAATGGTGGTGTCTTCCAGAACCAAGCAGCTTACAGTGTCTCTGGCACTACGCTTACCTTTGGAACTGCGCCAGCTAACGGTAATACATTAATTGTATACTCTGTACGCACAGCAGTATCCGGGTCTAACACTAGTATAGCGACAATGACAGGTGACGGTAGTGATACTACTTTGACCCTTTCAGCTAATCCTGTTAATGAAAATAATGTACAAGTTTACATTGATGGTGTATATCAAAACAAGAGTACATTTAGTATCTCTGGCACTACTCTGACATTCTCTACGGCTCCTCCAAACGGTGCTGCTGTAGAGGCTATTACACTTACGCAGACTGATATTAACACTGCTACGATCTTAAAAGATGCTGATGAAGACACTAAGATTCAAGTAGAAGAGTCCAGTGATGAAGATAAGATACGCTTTGATACTGCTGGTACTGAGCGTATGATTATTGATAGTACAGGCGTGGGTGTTGGTACTAGCAGTCCCCAGAAAAATTTAGAAATAAAAGACGCAACTTTGCCGGTGCTTAGATTGAATTGCGGGCGTGATGAAGCGTCTGGAAGTGATTATGCACTAGGAGATATAGAGTTCTTTTCTTCAGATACAAGCGGAACTGGGGCGCGGGTTGTAACGTCTATAAATACTATTGCTGACGCAAGTTCAACTGCTCCGGGTGGTCATTTAACTTTCAAAACAGCCCCAACAAACTCAGCGGCTGTAGAGCGCCTACGCATTGACTCATCAGGCAACGTGGGTATTGGTGTTGTTCCAGAAGCATGGCATTCTGCATTTACTGAAGTCTTACAAGTTGGTGTTGCATCTTTAATAACTTCAGGCGGCGATAACGCTCGAGTGTTTAGTAACGCTTACTACGATGGCGCTTATAAGCGCATTGGAACTGGCTACGCTCACTCCTATGAGCAGACAGGCGGGACACATCGTTGGTTTAGTGCTGCAAGCGG